TAATAGAATACTGGGGAGTAAATGCTTGGGGAAACCCTATAAAAATTCCTAATTTCCAACCTTTACCCTACGATGACAATCCTCGTTTAGATGTTGAAAATGAAAAAACTAAAAGAAAAAATAAAAAAGGGAAATGATTTAATATGGATAATTCATTAATTGTTGCCCCTTGTAGTTATGAAGCCACTAAATTTGCTTGTGAAAATTTCCATTATTCCAAAAAAGTACCAAGCAGTAAACTAATAAAGTATGGTGTTTGGGAAGATGGGAAATTCATAGGAGCAATTGTTTATGGAGACTCACCCACACCTAATATGGCATCTCCTTATGGATTAAATTATACTGAAATCTGTGAGTTAAGGAGAGTTGCTTTGACTACACATAAACATCCAGTTACACAGATTATTAGTAAAAGTTTAAAATTATTGCATAAAACTAATCCTAATTTAAAGTTAGTTATTAGTTATGCAGATAAGAATCAAAACCATTTAGGTATAATATACCAAGGGGGTAATTGGATTTATGAAGGTGAAACTAAAAAAGAAATAGTTGAAATTGTAATTAAAGGAGAAAGAATACATCGTAGAAGTGTTTATGATAGGTATGGTACAAGTAGTTTGAAATGGATTAAAGAGAATATTGATGAAGATGCTTATCCAATTAAAAGCAAAGGGAAATTTAAATACATCTATCCTTTAACTAAAACTGTTAAAAAAAATTACATTAATCGTGCCAAACCTTATCCTAAAAATATAGTTTAGAGAGTTAAACGAGTGGAGGATGAACTTGATGAGTGTATTAAGGAAAATGCGAAGTTAAGAGAGAGGTATATTAATGATGAGTGAGAAACGATTTACTTTAAGAGAGGGTTTGACTTTTGAGTTTAGTAATATTCAAGACAATGGGAATGATTTGTCTTTTGAAGATATTGTGGATTTGTTGAATGAACAACAATCCATTATTCATAGAGATGAAATGTCCATTAAGACTATGATGTCCAATATGGAAAAACTTGAAAAAGTGAATGAGGATTTACGAGAAGTTAACAAGGAAAACCAACTATTACACGAAGAAAATGTGAAACAATGTGAAAAATGGAAAAACCTTTACGAACTAAAAGACTCCGAAGTAACTGCAAGAGTGGATACTCTCAACAGAGTATGCGAATATTATCTTTCAGAAACACGATTTAAAGGGGATACTGACCCCAATGATGCAGTAAAGGAAGCCATAAATGAGATATTAAATGCTCCAATTTACGAGGAGGGATAACCATATTCGATAAAGCACACCTTGAAATGAAGCTACCTAATGGAAAAACTCACATTATTGATGGAATAGTGACAGAGTATGAAACTTCAGTCGAGTACCCACAAGGATCTAGAGAAACAACAGTAACCATTAAGGAATCAGAACCACCAAATAACCTAATGCATCACCTAATACATCCACGAGCAGATACAATCCCATATTCAAAGATAGAGGATGAGAGTATGAGCGTAAAAATAAGGAAACAACCTAAAGAAATTAGTTTAGAAGAGTTTAAGAAAGGTGAAGAATTTGAAGAAGTAAGAATCCATATTGATAAGGATAAAAGAGAAGAAATTGAGAGCAAGTATGGAATCAGTTATGATTACTCTTCTAAACTTTTCTTGTCAGATGATGAGATAAAGTTTAAGGAGAATTATTTAATCACAAGATGTGGTAATGTTCCATATTCAATTATTAGTAAGATTGAGGTAGTTGAGAAATGATATAATGATTAGGATTGATAAGATTAAAGGCAAGTTATGGGATAATTATCTCATAACCTGCAACCATTGTGGATCAGTTACTACGAAGCCAGTATGGTGGTTGAAGTTACTATTCATTTTCAAGGAAAGATTGTACTACACTTGTAGCAATTGTCATCACACTAGTTGCTACATAAGTTTTTTCACATTAATTCACGATACAACCGATAAGACCGAGAAAGAGATTAATAAAGAACCGAAATGGGATAAGAGGATTAGATGAAAGTAATTGTTGATTCAAGAGAAAAAGCGAGAGGCATAAGAGCAAAGGATTATTATCATCAGCATAATTTTGATGTAAGTATTAAGCATCTTGATGTTGCAGATTATGTGTTTGAGGGTAAGGTTGCCTTTGAATATAAAACTGTTGCAGATTTTATGCACAGTCTCACCGATGACAGTAACTCCCTTTTTGAAGAGGTTGCTAATCAAGGATATGAATATCGCAACAAGGGTAAGTATTCCTATATTGTGATTGTTGGCAGACTTGTACCAACCTTGAAAAAATTAGCCAAATATTCAAAGAGCAAGAATTATGTTCAGAACAGTATTGCCCAGTACGAGGGAGCAATAAGAACCCTGCGAAAACTGACAAATGGGATCATAATCTGCGACACAGAAATGGAAGCCTTTGAAGAGATGTATCTTCAAGCAAGGAACTGCCTTAACGAATCAAAGTATGGGGGTGTTGGAAGAAGGTTGAAAATTAATAGATTAAGTGCAGTAGATGTGTTGTTGACTTCTGTGAAGAATGTCGGACTCAAGACAAGCAACAACATTATTAGGACATTGAAAATCAAGAGTGTTAATGATTTATTAGAATGTACAATAACTGATTTTGAGTCTGTTAATCGAGTCAATCTGAAGAAAGCAAGAGAGATATACCGTTTTTTACACAAAGGAGAATAAATTAATGGATTTGGAAACCAAATGTTTTATTCAAGATATACAGATTGTAGAACTTAATGAACAACTGGCTCAATGCCGAGCCGAGAATGATGAGCTTAAATCAAAACTCAAAAAAATCCAAGACATCTTGGATGGGAAGAGTGTTATCTATGGCTAGGGAATATTTCTTAAAGGATGATGTACTCAACCTGGTCAAAAACAGGGTCAAGAATGAAACTAGACTACCTTTAAAATGGTGGATAAATGATTTATTGAATGATGTGCATGATCTACCACTTTTTTTAATCGATGATGGTGTGTCAAAAGACACAGATGCCAGTAACAACACCACATTACCCAATTATTATGGAGAGAAGATTGATTTATTAACTGCTTGTGAAAAAGGACTAGTACCCAAGGAGAAACTAATCAACTTCTGTGAACTGAATATCATCAAATATGTGCTACGATACAAAAACAAGGGGGGCATCAGCGACCTAAAAAAAGCAAAAACCTACCTTGAGAAAGTGATAAAATATGAAAATAACACGGAGTAGCCGATTAATCCTCAATGAAGACAAGTTAAGCATATACCTACCACGAGAATGCCAAGTCTGTCACAGACTCTTCTACCCCATCGTAAACAATATGAAATACTGCAGTCCACGATGCAGTCACGAAGCGAGATTGGAATGGAGAAAGGAAAGACACAAAAAACTAAATAGGAAACATATTCCAAAAAGATGCGAATTCTGTGGCAAACACTTCATAAGCGACAGAAGTAACCGAAAATACTGTAGTGCTGATTGCAGTAAGAAAGCCCATCAAGACCAAAAAAACAAATGGTGGTTTGAAAATTACAAGGATTATCGATTGCCACTAGGTGAATCCAATCTCACAGAGCATCGGTATGAAGACTTCGAGAAGGAATACTGGGCAGTCAGAAGAGAAAAACGAAGATTACTTGGCAGGAGATGATAGGATCAGGAAAATCAGATATTTTAGTATTTTTAGTGGAATAGGGGGCTTCGAGTATGGAATGGAACAGAGCCGACACAGTTTCGAGTGCGTAGGTTATTCAGAAATAGACAAATATGCGAGGCAGATATATGAGAGACACTATCCAAACCACCCTTACTATGGGGATGCAAGACTCATCAACACCAAAGATTTACCACAGTTTGACCTCTTGGTTGGGGGATTCCCTTGTCAGAGCTTTTCTATTGCAGGAAAGGGAAGAGGGTTTGATGACACAAGAGGAACGCTATTCTTTGAGGTCGCTAGGATTCTCAAGGACAAAAGACCGAGATATTTTCTACTTGAAAATGTTAGGAATTTACTATCTCACAACAAAGGAGAAACTTTCAAGACAGTCATTGGGGTTCTCTCCAACTTGGGGTATAACACTCAATGGGAGATACTTAATAGCAAGAACCACGGAGTGCCACAAAACCGAGAACGAATATTCCTTAAAGGATATCTTGGAAGAGAGTGTGGAGAAGAAATATTACATCAAAGAAGAAGTTGCGAAGAGAATAATGCAAGAATGAGCAATAGAACACATAAGCCTGATGTAATAATCAAAGGAAACACAAGTAATACTGGTCACTTGGGGGGAGCAGTAATAAGTGCTGATGGATTAAGCTCTTCGATAACAAGCACTAATTACAAACATCCCATACAGATAATAGAAAAAGATGTGATTGAGTATGAAAAAGAGAACGAATAGTGTAATGTGTTTGAATCCTTGGAAGAGTCAAGCACAGAAGGTGTATGATACGGATGGTATTTCGGCAACATTAAGTGCAAATGGTGGGGGTCAAGGTGGAAAAACTGGATTATATTATATTGGAGATGATGATTTGAATTACAAGATTCGGAAATTAACTCCTAGGGAGTGTGAGAGGTTGCAGGGTTTTCCTGATGATTATACGAAACTGGGCAAGGATAACGAGCCAATAAGTGATACTCAAAGATACAAGTGCTTGGGCAATGCAGTTACTACGAATGTCATCACCTATATTTTCAACAACTGGGATCTTAATGTCGAATGATATAAAACTATGGGGGGGGGGTAGGTGAGAAAAAGTCAAATAGGAATACACAATACTATTTGCAGAACCGAATTTACGATGCAAATGGCTTGTCACCATCATTGACAAGCGTTCAGTTTTATGTAATAATTTTTGAAGAGGAAGATGAGAGTGAAGAATGAATACGCATTAAGCAGTAATGAAACTGTGAATATAGTGCCGATTGGTGATTTCCATATAGGCAGTAGTCAATTCAATTATGAGTTTTTTGATTATATGCTCAAACAATTGAAGAAACTTAAAAATCGTAGGATTTATTTGATGGGTGACTTGCTTGAATCTGCCAGTAAGAGTGTTGGGAACTCTGCTTTTACCACCCATATGAGCCTTGAAGAGCAGAAAGAGTACTTGTTAGATAGTATCCTGCCATTCAAGGATGATATTGTTGGAATCTGTGTAGGAAATCACGAAGCGAGATTGATTAAGGACTATGATTTCAATATCATTGCAGACATTAGCAGAGAACTGGGTTGTCAATATTATAATCAAAACATTGACACATTCAAAGTCAACGAACATACTATTGATGTCTTTACTAGGCACGGCAAGGGGGCAAGTGGGCAAAGACATTTGAGTATGGGAAAACTGGAAAGAGCTACGAATAGCATCCAAGCCGATTTCTATTTCGAGGGTCATAATCACAGAACCTTGTTTTGGAACAAGTTGTACACCGACAAGGATGGCTTACATAGGAAATATTATGGTTATACTGGAGCATTTCTCAATTATGATGGATATGCAGACAGTATGTACCTAGACATCGAGCCACCATCCTATCAGACAGTAAGCGTTAATAAGAATCGTAAAGTCAAGGTCAATCAGCATTACTGTGATGAGGAAACCCCTGATATCAAGTTTATGTGAGAGTATGCAGATAATGAAAGCAGTCCTTGATGCAGTAATCAGTCAAGGGATCAAGGTGAAGGGTATTGATGATGTAGTAGTAAATGTCTACTTATTGGATGATATGGTCTACCCATTATCATTCATACTTGATGAAACTGATGACCTGCTCATCATTGTAGTGTTTGAACTAGATGGATATGAGAGAGCCAAGATAATACCAAAAGACAATATTTCCAGTATTGAGATTGTCTACCAACAAGACCTACAACAAATAGAAACACCAACCACAGAAAACAAGGATGTGATGTATGTATGAATATAGACAATCAAGAAAGATTAATAATGAAACCTTTACAAAACATCCTAGAACAAGATTTTAATTTAAGAGTGAACTTATACTACCACCACCAAAGAAATAAATTCTGTTTCCTATTATTAGATAATTCAAAAGAAAAATTAGAAACCATATTATCCAAAATAGGAATCAGATATTCAATGAGTTATAATAATGAACAATGGTGGTGGTACATATCAGAATCAGTAGGAATGACAATACTAACAATCCTACCATTTCTCAAAGAACCACAAAAGAAAACAAGAGAACAAACAAAACAAAAGAAACAACACCGAAATCCTAAATGGAGAGAACTGGTACTTGAAAAGGACAATCACACTTGCCAATGTTGTGGATTAACAACAAAACTGGAAGCCCACCATATATACGGCTACAAATTACATCCCCAATACAGAGAAGACCCTAACAATGGAATAACACTCTGTAAATACTGCCACCAACGATACCATACATTGTATGGAGTCAAGGAAAAAGTTAATCCAAAAACTCTGCTTGAATATATGAAACAATACTCATCAAACCAAATGAGGTGAAAAATGACAAGGTGTGAAAACTGCTACTATAGTGAACTAATCGATGGTACACTATACTGCCATTTTCAAGAAGAGGATGTCCTATTCAATCAAACTTGTGAGAGCTTTGTGAATTACGAAAGACTCAAAGACATAATTGAGGAAGCGAAAGACCATTTAAGGATAGGGGGCAAATATGGATGAGATGTTATGAGCAAGATTAAAATACCGAATACAACTTATGAACTGACAATCAAGAAAGGAAATAAGAAACCTATTCCACCATTCGTATGGATCTGTTCAATGGAATCTTCAACAGATTGCACATCACGAAAAAGAGGATTATGTGACATTGGAGAGAATTGTTATGCTCTTGTCTATGAGCAGAATCCAATAATGTACAAAACTGTGTTATGTAGAAGAAATGATGAGTTAGCCATCGATTACCTAGTAGAGAATCAAATGTCAGAATGGTTCGCAAACGAACTAATCAAAAGAAACAACAGAAGTAAAAAACACAAGATAAGATTCCTACGATGGAATGAGAGTGGAGATTGCAAAACCTTGAACCATTTCATCTTTGTTGATGAAGTTGCAGAGATCCTGCACGAGGAACTGGGTGTTATATCAGCAATCTATACACACCGAAAAGATTTATGGGAACAATTCAAAGAGATTCGCAGGAGCAAATGGCTAATCGTAAATGGAAGTGGATTTATGGCAGACAACAACTTCAAAGCAGTAGATGAATTCACGAATCAGAATAAAAACTGCCACTCAAATTGTGAAAAATGCTTTGAAGAGGATTTATACTACTGTTATAATATTCAATCCAAAAACAATATCATTGAAGAAATATATCGGAAAAGGAAGCCAAAAAAATGAATTATTTAAGTTTGTTTACTGGGATCGGTGGTTTTGAGCTAGGTATACAAAATAGTGAAAATAATAAGAAATTAACTTGCATAGGATATTCAGAGGTGGATGAGGTTGCAGACAAGATTTACAAAAAACATTTCCCAAAACACAATAACCTTGGAGATGTCCGAGGAATTAAAACAGAAGACCTACCAAGTTTTGACCTGCTTGTTGGAGGATTCCCTTGCCAAGCATTTAGCAATAGTGGAAACAAAAAAGGATTCTGCGACACAAGAGGCACACTTTTCTTTGAAATCGCACGAATTCTTAAAGACAAAAAACCCAAATATTTTCTCCTTGAGAATGTTCGAGGTTTATTATCTAACGATAGTGGACACACTTTCAAGAGAATACTTCAGATTCTTGCCGAGGTGGGGTATGATGTTGAATGGTGTTTGCTTAATAGCAAAGGATTTGGAACTGCCCAAAACCGAGAGAGAGTATTCCTTAAAGGATATTTTAGAAGAAGATGTGGAGGAGAAATACTACATAACCCCTTATTTAAGGGATGCTCTGATAGTCGATTTGTGAATCCGAATCGCAAGGAACATCCGAGTGATTACTTGAAGATAAGGGAAACCACAAAGAAAGGTTACAAGGAAGCCTATGTCTATGATGGAGTGCTTTTGAATCGTGCTAGGAGAAAAATAGCCAAAGGGATAGTGAGAGAGGCTCAAATCGGTGCATTGCAGACAAGCAAGATTTGGGGAGTAGTGATGCCTGATATGAGAGTTCGGTATTTAACTCCTAGAGAGTGTGAGAGGCTTCAAGGCTTCCCTGATAATTGGACAAAATGGGGGTATGATGGAGAAGAAATAAGCGACAGTCGAAGATACAAAGCAATTGGAAATGCAGTAACTGTTCCAGTCATCAAACATATCTTCGACAACTGGAAGTTGATAGAATGAAAGTGAAAGAATTAATAAACCAATTAAAATCATTCAACCCAAACGCAGATGTGGGAATCAAAACCTTGGATGATGAGTACAAGGATGAGCTTTACCTATCCTATATTTGTATAGATCCTACTGGAAAAGACCTAAATGAATCCGAAACCCTGCAAGTATGGATAGAAGCCACCGACCTCTGTATGAAATGTGAGTTTTTCAGTTATGTTGACAATGAATGCCTAGCATATGATTGCAGAACAAGTGAAGTAGAAGAGTGTTACCAATTCGAGGAGAAAGAAGATGCTGATTAGCGAAGTTATCAGATGGTTGGAAAAGGTTAGAGAGGAAGAGGGAGAAGTGAATGTTTGTGTGTATAACAAGTGTCACGAGATGCCCTGCGAATCCTTCCTTTTTCAAATGGAGAGAAACCAACTTTATATTCCTTATTGTGAGGACACAGTCCTTGCAGGGGATTTCCTTATGATTGAATAAGGTGATGAGTTATGGAGAGATTTATACTGGCAGAAGATAGCAATGGTTTGTTCAGTATTTTTGATAATGAAGACTCTGAAAATGAGCCATTACTTTATGGTGCAGAGTTTGGCACAGAAGAGATTGTTGTTTTACTGAATAAGTTAAACAATGAAAACAAAACACTCAAAAAGGAAGTAGAAACCTTACAAAAGAAGATAGACCTGCTCTGCGAAGTATTCGATTATGGTAGTGATGAGAGCATAAGGAAAATGAAAAAAGTAAAACAAAAGTGATGAAAAATGCAAAACAAAAGTAATGAAAAATGTGAAGGGTACAACATAAAAGATGGTGAAGTGTATTATTATGATGAGAAGATATCTCTTGAAGAAGTAGTTAGCCACTTAAATTACTTCCTTGAGAGGGGATATAACGCATCGTATAAAGATATGCTTGAAGAAATCAAAGAATTGAAAACCGAAGACAGTCGACTTTGCAATGTGATCTCAAATTTACATAATGAAATAGCAGGTTACAATGAGAAAATCGAGAAAAAAAATAGAATAATAAAAACACAACAAGATGTAATCAATAGCCTAATAGAATTAATAGGAATCATAGAGTAATTAGGATGGGAATAATCAACCCATCCTCTTATAATTCTGCACAAGCATCCTAAACTTATCCGATTTACTACCCCCCTCAATCTTTTCAAAGCGTTCTGCCATAGACAAACTAATTTTAAATGAAATCCTCTCTGTCTTGTAAGTGTATTTTTCAATATCTTCATATAAACTGAAGATGTAATTGAAAAGGGATTTCATCACATCAGACTCATCCAAGTTTGAATCTCTCAACTCATTTAATTTATTAATGCTGATTAACTCAATCTCCTCTTCACGATAATAGGCTTCTGTACTGCAGGAGAAACCCATACCACCGAAGATGGAACTGATTATGTAACTGAAGCTTAACTGCTCCGAATAAGTCAAACCATTCTCCAAACCATACTTCTGTGCATAAGCACACCATTTGGAAGCCACATCATTCTCATAGTAGGGAACACCCCTACCTTTTGCAAACTTTTCCAACTCATCATAATCCACGCTAGGATCAAGAATTTCAATCCGATTATCATCAAAGAACATACAATATCATCTCCCTTAATATTTCCTCATATTTATTCTAGCGAAAGCAACTTCAGTAAGATTGTTACTGATTAGGATAACATCCCTTTCACGCACATAGAAGTAACCCATACAGAAGTTGCAAATGTCTTGAAGCCAAGTTTGAGTGTAATTACATCTATTCATATCGAACCCTGCACCTATGATGCAGTACAACTCACTAATTAACAACTCCTTATCCCATCTGTCAGTAGGGATTTCATCACCATCAAGAGCATTTATTTTTTCAATAGCCATCTCTTTATGGTTTTCAAGAGCCTTGTCAGAGATTTCCATCAATCCACTCACTTTCAAGAAGCCTCTTAAGTCATCAAGAGTAGCAGTCAAGTAGGATGGGTAAAACTCATATTCTTGGTCTTTATCAGGATTAGCCACCTTGTCGAGCCTCTTAACAACTTCCTTGAGGATTTCCTTGTCACGAGTCTGTTCAAAAATCTGATTCACAAGAAAATCAGAGGAGACTTTATCATCAGAAGAGTTAAGCAATTCTTCCTCAATCTTCTCCCAAAACTCACAAGCCCAGTTTCTGCCACCATCTTCCATAGTTTGGAGCAAGTGGAAACCATCCTTATCAACCTTGAAAAGATGGTAATTGAACTCTTGATTCTTTCTACTGCCACCTTTACTGCAGTCCAAGTAGATCCCAGTAGGGTAATCCATCTTGTAGTCTCCACCTTTCACGAATTCGCCAAGAATAGAATAGCCATTGGTTTTTGACTTGTCCAAGCCAGTAACCTTTTTCAACCAACCACCATTGTACCTTGTGAAGGTTTCGATTTCACCGCACTCATCATATAAGTTAAATAACATATTTTTCACTTCCATATAATTTGTTTTTGAAAGATAAGTAATCTTTCTGTAATACTATATCTGTAAAAACTAGTATATAAAGGTATTGTTTTTTAGGGGGATTCTTAGATCCCCTCATAATTTCCTCACAAATCCTAAAATCTCATCATTCATTTTCACTTTTTCTGCATAATTGAAATCACCCACACTCATAGCGTGTACAAGGTAATAATCTTCAGTATCAACACAGAATCTGTTCACACTATCCCTAAACACAGTTTCACCCTTACTTCCGAGATAATGAGTAGCCTCTGCATCAGACAACCTCACAACACTATCATCATCGAAGAAGGATGAGAGCTTGTCCTTAATCTTTTTCTCCTTTGCTTGTCTTTCCAATTTCTCCTTTTTAGCCATTTCACTTACCTTCCTTTTCTCTTCCTTCTCCTTTTCAATCCTCTCAACAACTTTTTCAAGACAATTTTGTGGCTTGATAAGACCTTCACCAATGAGGATCTCTTCAACCTTTTGAGGGTTTCTTGTAGCCCATCCTTCAACAAAGTCAAAAGACTCCATTTCAGATTCTTGCAAGGATCTTCTAGTGTAGTATCTGAAATAAGGGGCTATCTTTTTCCAAACATCATAATCAACCCTAGCAGACAACATATAATACTGACCAGTCGCTTCCCAATCACTCCAAGCAGGATAAAGGTGCAGATTCTCTAATGCTTTTCTGTTTCTTTCCTCTGATTCGGCTTCTCTTCTTGCCTTTGCCATTTCACTAGTGTCAACCACCTTGAATTCCCTACCACACTCCTTGCAATAGAGTTTCTCACCATCCCAGTATACTAGTTTTGCAGTTTTCTCTGTAGTGTATTTTCCACCACAACTGCATAATATTTTTCTTGCCACACCATTTTCGATGTATGCTATTTTCTCCATTTTTCTACCATTTCTTTCAATTTCAAATTTAACCCAATTTGTCATAATAATCACCTCATTTATAATATCATTTTTTAAGGGGGAATTTTAATGATCCCCCTTAAGATTCAAACGCCTAGGGGAAAAGAACTTCAAACAGTACCATCCAAAATCCATAGGATATGCATCAGCACTATTTCCCTTGACCAAATCAATAATCATCTCCTTATTATTCTCAACCCAACGATAAGACTTTTCATAATCCTTCTGACTAGAGTGAGCTTCCCTGATTGGGATTGGAATTTCCCAAGTCTCCTTATAAACAGTCAGATACTCACAACTATTCTCCCAGTCAATCTCACCATCCTCTTGAATAAGGTAAATCTCATCATCCATAATACAAAAAGTTGAAGAGCCGCAGACATAACTGTTTCCCCAACCCACGCCAAAAAACAAAAGATTCTCACTCATTGTAATCACCATCAATCATTAAAAGGTATCTCCAAACAATTCATTACAGTACTCATCATCAACGGTCAAAGGGTAAATCCCAGTCTCTGATAAGCCAATACTGACATAACAGAGTCCTTCGTGATTAAAACCATCAAAGGCTCTGTAACTGGTGAAACCTTCACCCTTGATAACAAGAGTGTCCATACTAAAAACGCTCTCATCAGCAGGTTGAATCCACCAGTCAATAACATAATCAAATCCATTAGCGAAAGACCTACAACTATCATTGTCAATAGTTTCATTCATAAAATCGAATACATCATCAAATTTTTCTTTAATATCTAAATATTCACTACTCATAATAATCACTTCATTATAATTTTTCCCTAGAGGCAAACACCTCTTGGTTAATAACTTATTTGTTAAAACTAGTATATAAATGTTTCTGTTAATGGAAAATTTAAAATAGCATTGGAAACAAAAATGGATTTTAGAAAACCAGTTTTCCGAAAACTAGGATTAGAAAAAGGCTTCCGAAACCAAAAACGATTCCCAAGATTCCGAAACAGAAATCGATTTCCGAGAATCAGAAATAAATTTGAGTTTCCGAAACATAAACCAATTTCCAAAAACTAGAACTAAAAACGAGTTTCCGAAACTAAAATCAGTTTCCGAGCTTGGGAAATAAAAATGAGTTTCAGAAACAAAAACCGATTCCAAGATTAATAATAATTAAGGAGCAACAGAGAATGTACAAACAACAATTACAAAATTATGCAAAACTATTAACTGATGACTTCAACCTAGAAAACACAACATATTCAATCAACCCTATAGATGTTAGCAACCAATTCAACAATTACTATGTTGTCAATGTCCATATCCTCACAGAAGAACCATCACCATATGATCCACAAAGCACCATCATCAAAACCTACCACACCCAGTTCATTGATGAGTACAACAGACCCATACCAATCGACAAAACAGACCTGCAAACACTACTACAAACCCTTGAAGAGAACAATGCCTACATAAGCAACAAGGAAGAGCTACAAACACTACTCAAATAAAACAACAACCAAAAACAATCACCAACCACCATCAAACATAAACCACCAGTCACCATCAAAAACACCTCTTCAATATGCAAACAAACACACCAATACAAGGACATCGTAAACAAATCCATAGAAAACCAACCACCACCAAAAACCCTCTAACACTATGAAACAGATCCTAGACAAAAACACACTTGGCACAAATCGTAGAACAGAAAAAAACAACCACCATTAACAACCTTCGTGGAAAACCCTTTAACTGGCTTCGTGGAGAACCAACCATCCCTAACAACCTTCGTGGAAAACTGGCTTCGTGGACACACACCACCCCACCCCCTAACTGGCTTCGTGGAAAAAAAATTTCGCCAAGATTTGAAGGGCTTCGTGGAGAACCCCTTCAAGAACCCCACAACCCTCCACAAGGTCGCTCCTCAAATAACGCCCCCCTCACCTTATAGCCCTGGTCAAAATGGTGCTGATAAGACCAGGATTAGGCGAACCTAAAAAATCTAGAAATATTTAGGACTCCCTAAAAAATCTAGGAAAGTTTAGGACTCCCTAAAAACCATAAAGCAGGAAAACCCTCTGAGATCCACAGACCAGGAGCAGACCCCTAAACCAAAATCTTTATATACTAGTATTAACAGATAAAGTAATATCGAAGAGGGGAAAAACACACCCCTAGGAAGTGAAAAAATGACAACTGACAAAATAACATTATATAGGAGATCCGAAAACCTCCAACTGGAAAACAAGCTTGAGAACTGTTTAGATGCCTTAACTGATCTCTATACTGCTTTAGAATATCATAACAAGGCTAGAAAAAACTACCAGTACGCAGGATTATACGCAGATATAGAACGCATAGGAAATAAAAGCCTTTTTTTAGACAACTCAAAAAATAACTTTAAATTATATGAAAGTCTTATAAAAGAGGCTAAAATGGTTTTAAGTCAATATCTGCAATATGTAGATAAAAGAACTAGAGAAGGAAAACTGATCTCTGCAAAGGCAGAGGAGATTTTAAGGGCTTACTAAAAAGCCCTTTAAAATAATAAAAGGAGGAATATACAATGGAAAAAAGTCCAATAGCACTGCAAAAAGAGATAAAAGAGACCTACAAAAAAGAGGAAGAACTATTTAAAAATGACAGTTTTATGGGCAAAGTAACTGGGATAAATATCGAAGTCCAAAGCAGGGCCGCAACTCTGCAAATTTTAACAGAGAACGGAAGCCTTACTGGTTGGACAGTACATTATAATAAATATCAACTTAACGAGCTTGAAAGATACTTATTTAAGGAGATCCCACTCTTTAAAAATGGTGCAGTAGTTGAGGAAATGGAAATATTATTAAAACCATATTATTAAATTATTTTTTTATTATCTTTTTATTAACAATTAATGGAGGCTTAAACAATGAGTGCAATAAAACCAACACACGATAAAATAAAATATGTAGAGGATGCAGGATATCAGATCAATTTTTCACCCTCCAGCAGGGACATAAGATGCTGGGCGAATATGGAATATGTCAGAGGGTCAGGAAAATATGACTCTGACACCATCATTATTTCCTCAACATCTGCTAAAAACTGCATCTGCAGAAATATCTGCAACTGTGCCGAATTCTGCTATGCTAGGAGAGATGAAAAAGCCCACGGACAAAAAGTCGGAGATTTCAAAGACCGACAAGGCTTTGAATTCCTAAACACACCTAACGAGCTTATCGTAAGTGACTTTTTACAAATGGTGAGAAATTTCAGAAAACCTATAAAATACTTAAGGTTCAATGAGGCAGGAGATTTAAGCAAAGAATTTCTATTAAAAGCCTACGATTTATTTTTAAAATTTCAGAAGGAAGAGGAGTTAAGGGACATAGTGTTTTTCACTTATACCCACAACTATAAATTATATAACCTCATAGAGAACTGCATCTGCGAAGGCTTTATAGTAAACAACTCCTATAACCCTCAAGCACAAGAGCAGAGAACCTTATCAAATAACTTTATAGCAGTCGATCCCCACACTTACAAGGCTATAAAGGAACAGAGTCACAACCTAGACAAATATAACATAGTCCTCTGCGACTGCAATAAAACCTGCGGCCAAAACTGTGACTACTGTCAGACAAACAACGGACTAAACATAGTCGAGGAAATACACTAAACGAGGCGTAAAAAATGGACATAATAAACAAAGTCATAATATACATAATAGGCTATGCAATATTCTTAAACCTATTAATGCTAATCATATAAACACTCCCCACACACCAACCTTAAACGGAGATAAAAGAACAAAAAATAAGAATTTCTTTTTATCTCCCTTTTTTTTATCTGTCTGCATCTGCATCTGCTCCTGCTCCTCTGCCTCTGTGTTTGATCTCTGTCTGCTCCAGTAGGTCCGCAGGGTCAGATGATAAGGCTACTGTATATACTCTATATAGTCAAATTTCTACAGACAAGAGACAAGAGCAGGAGAGACAGAGACAAAAAAGAGCAGACACTCAATCAGCCCTGCCACTCCCCCCACACCTGCCAAGATCCACAGACACCCACGCCACACCCTGCCAAGCTCAAAATAAGTCCCTGGTCAGAAAAGTCCAACATCAACACTTGTGGCGTAGATTTTTTTTGGTTTTTCGTTTTTGGGGGTAAGGTTTATATATTATGGTTTTTCTGAATGTACCAAGTTAGTGTCTTGTGTTTAGTATGAGGGGGGTAGTTTTTATATAATATTTGTTGTATTATATAAAAACTGGGGGTTTTGTGGTATTGAATATTACTGTTTTTTCTATGATTGTTATTTTTTTATTTGTTTCATTTTGTCTTTTTCGATGTGAAAGGTTGTTATGTTCGTACACTTTACACTTGAAATTGTACTTTAAGGATGGTGGGGTATGTTTTGGAGCATATAGCCTACCATACAAATGTAGATTAAATCTACACCATTTTTTGTGTTGAGTAAATTACCCCTTTTGTTGAGTAAATCGACCTTTTTGTTGAGTAAATTAGGGTGAATGTTGAGTAAATTTGATGTAATGTAGAACACATCGAAGAGCCTATAATTGTTGTTTGGTGCTTATTTTCTTGTTTGGAGTATGAAAACCGATATGTAAGGTTTGACTATCGCTATTTTTTGGCAGAAACTTAATTTTTTTTTCGGAAAAATTTTTTAGTATATGAGGGTATTGAAGATTATGGTTTTTTTAGTTATCTGTTTTTCTGATTTTGTCTGATTTTTTTGGTTTGTCTGATTTTTTGTTTTTGCAGATTTTTTTTGTTCGTTAGACACCTAACAATCCAGTATTTCTGAATGTACCAACTTATTGTCTTGGGCGTTGGTTGATTACTATAATTTTTTTATAGCCCTGATGATTCCCCCAGTATTCCAAATATTTTATTTATCATCTCCCATTATATTTTCCCATTATGATTATTGGGGGATGACTGGGGATTATTGAATATTATGATTATTATTTTTTGGAGAGTGTGATAATATGGATAAGGGAAGAGTGACTACTTTAGTTAGTGATTTAGGATTATTGATTGTTGCTTGTTGCACATTGCTTGGCATTAGTCTTGATCCTAATCTTGCTACTGCGATTGCAACTGCTTTAGTCTTGACTGTGATTGCAATACTGGATATATACCATCCTGAATACAAGGACTTAATTGATATTGAAGAAACCGATGATGTTGAGGAGTTGGATGGAAGAGAGTAGTCCAACTTTTCGTGACCATCTTGACTTGAATAATCGTGTTACTAAACTGGAATCGGAGAATAAGACATTGTTCAAGGAGATTAGTGAAATCAAGGAAGCTTTGGCAGAGAACACTCTTGCTTTAACCACTTTGAACAATACCTTGCACGATGAGAAGGTGAATAACACTAAATCGATTAATGAGTTAACTACCTTGTTGCACGAGGAGAAACTCCGAGTTGAGTTGATGAATGAGAAGGAGTCATCAGAGTTTAATGTGAAGTCATCAATTTATACTGGCATCGTAGTGGGTGTCACTTTGTTGATTGTTGAGGGTTTAATGAGGATTTTGTGATAGTTATGGGTAATGATGATGATAAGATTGAAAATAGGAGCTTGACTAATCCTCCAAGGTTTGTGAAAGAGCCTTTACTTAAAGAGAAATTGTTGAGGATGATTGAAAAGGGCAACTATATCAGTACTAGTTGTGAGGCTTGTGGTATTAGCCAACCTACCCTTTCTTATTGGAAGCGAAAGGCTAGAGAGGGTAAAGAGCCTTATGTTAGTTTCTTCGAGGAGTTGAGAGAAGCCGAGAGGAAAGCAGAAACTGTTATCGCCGAAGGTATTTATGATATCGGTTTCGATAAGAGAAACTGGACTGCCCTTGCTTGGTTATTAGAAAGAAAGAATCCTGAACGATGGGGTAGAAAAGACAGAGTTGATGTCGCTTCTGATAAGGAGTTTAAGATTGAGATTACCAGTACCAAATCAGAGCATAAGATGAGTGAAGAAGATAGAAAAAACCTAGAAGAGGAATAATATGCCAACAGTTGAGTGGAAGTTGAGTGAGAAACAAACCGAGTATTTGTATGATAAGCATAGGTACTTGGTTGTTGAGGGATCAGCAGGTAGTGGCAAGACCCTTTTTGCTTGTCATAAGGTTTTATTGTATGCTTTCACTCACGATAATGCGAAGATTGGTGTTTTCAGATTGACATTGCCGAGTCTTAAGCAGACTGCTTGGTTGGAGATTAGGCAATTATTGGATAAGTATGATTTGCCTTATCAAGAGAACAAGACTGAAGGTGTTATGACCTTCCCTAACGGAACAACTATCATATTCAGAGCTTTGGATGATATGAGGAAAATAAGATCCTTGAATATGGATCTAATCTATGTGGAGCAATGTGAGGAAATTGATAAGGATGTGTTTATGGAGTTGGATTCAAGAGTAAGAGGACAAGCGAGTATTGATGATTATGGTCAATTATTACTTGTTGTGACTCCTGAAATGCAATCTCATTGGATTTATAAACGATTTCACAAGATTGAAGATGAGGATGCTTGTGTTGTCCATTTCCACTACACCGAAAACCCCTTTGTTGATGATAAGTATATCAAAATGGCAGAGGATAGGAAGAAGTTTGATTATGATACTTATGCACGATTAACACTTGGTAAGTGGGGCTTGGTTGGTGATATTATTTATCAGAACTGGGATATCAAGGAATCAAGCCGAGGTTTTGAATATTATACTGGAGGATCAGATTTCGGATTCAACAATCCAAGTTGTTTTTTGCTAGTGGGTTGGTTGGATAATGAAGCCTATATCATTGATGAGGTTTACGAGCGAAACCTTATTAATTACCAGTTCATTGGCAAGGTTAATGAGATGTTGAAGAGGAATGGTTTGAACCCATCCAATCTTGACACAGTATATGGTGATAAGGCAGAGCCTGACCGAATACAAGAGTTCAATGAGTATGGTTATAATATGGTGGGTGGAATCAAGGATGTTAATGCGAAGATTAACGCTACCAAATCCGTTAAGCTCCACATCTCACCAAAATGCACTAATACTATTAAGGAGATTGAGAATTACTGCTATCAGAGAGATAAGGATGGCAATGCAATTGACAAGCCAATAAAATACAATGACCATAGTATGGATGCCCTTGGCTACTGCATTTATGGTACTGTTGGAATTTTAAGCCCTGACCGAACAATGTCTGAAAAGGCTACAGTTTATGGATATTAATTAATGGAGAAATTATAAAATGGGAATTTTTGATAAGATATATGGGTTCAGACAGAAAGAGGTTCGGAACAGTTACCCTAACGAAGTCAGATTAGCCGATATTTCTGCGAAAGAACCTGATAATCCTAGTGGAAAAGACCTTTACGAGATAACCCCATCTCATATCAATAGGACAGTAAGGAACTGCCGATATGCTACTAGAGATCCGCAGGTACACGGTGTACTACTGGATATTATGGTGAAATCCAATACTCATTTCGAGATTATTGGGGATAATGAAGAGGCAGTTAATCACATCAAGAAGATGGATGAGGATTACTGGAACATCAACAAGATTATTGATGAGATGTTTTGGAAAGGGGCAGTTGATGGTCAAGCTTTTATGAACCTGCGAGTTAAGGAGAATCATATATGTCCACGATGGTTGGAATGGGATGGAGAATCTTATAACATTATGGAAATCTATGATTCTGATGAGGAATTATTAGGCTATAAGCAGGTTATTCAAAAGAATGCGAAGACTAACAATGGTTGGCTTCGCAGGAAATTCGATGAGTTGAAGAGCGAGTCATCCGAGGAAGTTGAGATAAACTTTGAACCATCCGAAGTAATTCATATGAAATACCTTGAGAGGGATGGAATAGGTCATAGTCTTGTAGTGAATGTTCTTGATGATGTGATGTACAAGAGGAAACTCAAGGAACTGATGACTTTAACTGTTTACAAGAACAGTAACCTTGTTGTTGTCACAATGGGTAACGAGGACAAGATGAACACCTATCTTGATGAGGATGCACGAAATATGGTAGTGGAAACTGTATCCGACTTCGACCATAAGGGAGCAGTTGTAGTACCCTATGGAATCGGTCTTGAAGTGCTTAAGGGTGGAACATTGCCTCAAATCCAAGACTACCTTAAATACTACGAAAGGTGCATTTATGTAGGATTGAACACTCCTGAAGCCGTATTCAACTCCGAATCAAGCAACAGAGCAACTGCAGATATTCAACTGGACAGTAAGACAAGTGGTAGGATACTGTTCTTCCAATATAATCAGGAATGGGTGACCAAGTATATTGAAGAGCTTTTCCAAAAAGAACTGGAACTTCAAGGATTAAGTGGATATGTGACCATTGAATTCGAGAACCTATCAGAGGATGAAGACTCTGATGAGAATACTGATGACACAGACTCTGAAAGCCTACACAAACCCATTACAAAAAAAGGTCAAGAGAACATTGACAAGACTGGAACTACTGGGATAAAGAAAACCACAACTAATACTGATAATGTTCATAATGATGTTAAGAATCGAAGTCAAACGAACAAGATTGGGGGTTAGATGATGGTTAGCGATGGATTAGAGAATCTTATAAAGACACCTACTGACTTGACAAATGACCTTCTTGATTTCAAGAACCTTGATTTAGATGAACAAGCCTACATCATAGCATTACTATTCTATTATAATGATTTCGCCCTAAAATATCAAGGCAAGACCAAAACCTACATCGAATCACATTACCAAGATGATATTAAATCCCTTGAAGAGAAACTACTCAAGGCTAATGACAAGCAGTTTGATAAGATGCTTGAAAAATTCAAAAGATCCCAACTTGAGAATGACAAGAACCTGCCAAGTAGCAAATATGGTAAAGTGAAATGGGATGCATTGAATAAATCATCAACCAGTACAAAAATCACCCTTGAGATTGTCAGACAAAGCATCAAGGATATATGTTCTGAATTGAAGAGTGAGATAGGGCTTCAACTCAAGGTTCACGATGATATAAATTATAAGGATTCAGAGTTTTCAATCAAAGCGAAATTGGAAAAGGGTGCGAAGAAACTTAAAAAGGCAGGGAAATTCACTAGTGGTAGATTGAGGCAGAAGAGCGAGAGAGCCTATCAGCGTTTCAAGTACAACCCACAGACCTTGTATAAGTGGCAATGCAGTTATGACCATAACACACCTTGTGAGTGGTGTGAAAAGCAACAAGCAATGCCACCAAGACTATTGGATGATTGGGAATTTGACCACCCTAATGGACATTGCACCTTAACACCAATTAATGGAGAAGATGATTACTCTGATGAGTACTTACTATTAATAGGAAATTGATATTTATGAAATTTATTAACCTTTTTGGAGTTGGTACAGTTGATTATACTGATGAGGGATTCGACAAGCCAATTCGGTTTAGTAGTGAAACCCTCAAATATCTAGCCGATAACCTAGGCGAAACCAAGCTCACAAGAGAACATACAGATGAACTGCTAGGATCATACAGTAACTTCAGATTCAAGGATGATTTCCTACAAGTGGAAGTGCCTGATGACTTCGAGGGTGGATTAAGCCCAGTTTTCAAGGCAGATTGGAACTTGAATGGGGAGTATTATGAGCCGAGCCTTGATAGTTTGCGAATGACCAGTATCGGATTAACAAGTAATCCAAGGACTGGAATAATCTACAATAATAAGGGAGATGATACTGTGGATGATAATAAATTCAATGACTTGTTGACCAGGAAGGATGAGAGAATCACCGAGCAACAAGAAGAGATAGCCATACTGAAGAGACAGTATGAAGAACTGCAGAATAAATTTAATAATTCAAGCAAAGAATCAAAGGAACTTCAAGCAAGGATAAAAGAATTGTCAACCCTTGAATCAGAGCTTGAATCTTACAAAGCCGATGCCGAAAAGTACAGAGTACAAGAGGCAGAAGCGAGGGCTAAACTCATCACTCAAATCGCAGGTGATGATGAGAAAGCCAAACAAATCTTCAAAGACACTAGTGTTGAGGATTTGGAGTATATGCTTGAGCAGAAAACAGTAACCGAACCCCCTAAAGGTGCAAGTACTAATAATGCTCAAGGCAATGTGCAAGATGGTGGAGAACCACCTGCAAGTAGAGTGAATGAGGATGACAAGTACACTTATGAGGCTTTCAAAAAATGGGAAGACTCATTGGATGAATGGTAGTCCTCAAGAAAAAATTAGATAAAAAAAAATATATACATTTTGGAGATATAGAGAATGACTGAAAATACATTAGGAACTTTCTATGACAAAGAACAAGGTAAAACCTACGAAGTCAATGAGGGTAATGTAACTGTCGCAGAGGGCTACAGTACCTTGAATGCAAGTAAGCAGAAATACATCACCTTTGCAAAGCCAGTAGGTGCAGAGAACTTTTTAGAATTTGATTTCACCGATGACTTATTAGTCAAGGGTGCAACCACCAAAGCAACTCATATCACAATGTACGAGCCTGAATTCCCATACGGAAAACTCCCACAAGAGAACATTACTGATGGCTCTTACAGAAGATTCGTAACTGCATTTGAGTTAAAAGTTGGAGAAGTACAATTACCACTTTCCGATACTAACTCTGCAATCGCAAAAGGTAATGGATTAAAGATTACTGATTACCATACTGGATTGGACAAGCATACTAATGACTCCGAGATTGTTGCACTTGAATCCAAACCTGCAAATAGTGGTGGATACATAATCGCATACTTGAAAGTACCTTACCTTACTGTTGGTGGAGCATCATCCTCTAGTGGTAGTGGATCAGGTAGTGGATCATAATTACAAATTTAACTTTTTCAATTATTAAACTTATAATGGAGAATCATAATAATGGCTAATGAAAATCAATTACAAAAAGTCGATGGAGCATACCATAGTGGTTATTATACTGCTAAAATCAGAAAAGATGTAGCAAAAGAATTCAAGATGGCAGGACTCTTCCCAACTCAAAAAGTGGATGACAAGAACATCACAGTAACTGATGTTAACACTTATGATGAGATTGAAGAGCAAGTCAAAGGCAGAAAGAAAAAATTGGAAGCAAAAGGAACTAGTCTTCGCAAAATCAGAGCAAGAGTAGTAACTCCTGAAGGTTTCAGACTTGAGCAATATGGTATCGAAATGGATATTGAACAGAGAGATTTACTTGAACAGAGAATATCCATTACTGATGTTATGAAACCAGTAACCAAGTACTTGGCTCAAGAAATTGATAATAATGTTTATCAGGCCGCAGTTTCCTATGCAACCGATGAAAGCACCAACTATGGTTTAACCAACAATTGGACTAATGCAGAAATTGAATCAATCCTTTCTGACATCATCACAATCAAAAACAAGAAACTGGAAGAGGGTTACGATATCAACCACATAATGTTGGGTATGGATGCAAAGACCAAACTTGACATCTTAAGTGCATCCAAGGACATTGCAACTTCCAAGTACATCTTCGGACACAACAACTTCGAGCTTGACAACACCATTACTCTGAATGATATGGTATTTTCTTGGGGTGGTAAAACTATGGATGGTAAGGAGTTATTGGCATTCTGTACTGATGCACCTGCTCTTGAAATCTTCTACCTTGACTTCTTCAACCCTAATGTGCAAAGAGTACCATCTATTGGTCAGTATGAGAAGTACGCTCCTTTAATCAATGTCCTCAAGTATGACAATGCAAAAAGTGAACATGAACCGATTATCAAGATGAAATTCGCTACTGCAGTAGGTACTTACCCTCTTGAACAAGGAAAGAGAATGTTAAAAGTGCCTAATGTAATGGATTAAGCAAAATAAAATTTAAGGAGATATTCAATTGGAAAACAAGATGGAAGACTACTACAAAGTAATGCAATATCTCCGAGAAATGTTCGTAGACAGACAATATCCTTATGAGTTTGAAGATGAGGAACTATTAAGTTCTGATTCTTCAACATCCCTTATTGACTCATCATATGGTGATTTTGAGAAGAGCCTTGAACTGGATGATGTAAGTAGTGGTGATACCTTAAGAATAACATTGCCGAAGCCTAGAGATTTCACAGATTGCACAACCTTTGAGATAAGCTTCTACTGTGAAACCGAGATAAACCCTTCTAATATTGTTATCGGCTTCAGTAACAAGAAGAAAGGATTCATCAACCAAGTTGAACTTGATGAGGCAAACATTATCAATGATGAGACCTACATCAACGAAGATGGTCATTATCTTTTCAAGTATAATCTCAAGGACACTAATACAAAGATGAATAAAAAGGATAGAAGATTGTCACATACAGAATCAATAAAGTTGATATTCGGACAAGATATCCCAAATCTAGTATTATATGATATTGTCTTGAGAACTGCTAATAATCATCTGACCTTGGAAGACCTTGATGAGACCATATTGATGGGTACATATTATATTCAGAATCAGTTGTTGTTGGAAGATCCTAAAGATATTCCATCCCCACTTCAACACCTTAATTACAAAAGTGCAGGTGCTTACACTTGGTTGATATGGTGGGAGAACGAAGCGAAAACAATGGATGATGCCACCAAAGAGGGTAGGAATTATGCTACAAGACTCTTTGACCAAATCGACCTTTTCCTTGATAAGTGGCTTGAAGCTCATCCTACTGGAAATGTTGACCCTAACTTAAAATTACTTGGTTTCACTACATATCAAGACTTCCCAATCAAGAGAAGAGTACACGAAATAGGCAACAATCAAATATATGTCTATGACCCTCAAGACCTACGAAATTACAATACTATGAGATTAATCATCAGTAACCGACTAGACCTACTTGGAGCAAAGGGGGGATAGAATCTTATGAGTGTCTTAAAGGAAATATTGGAAAACCTTGCTGATTATATGGCAAACCATCCTGATTTTAAAGATTACTCTGATTTGGAATTCTATTTCCATCGAGCCGAGATGAATGGAAACACGGAAGTGCCTTGCATATGTTTCCAAGTCGGCTACAATGATAACAACTCTGAAAAGATGACAATCAATCGTGATTGTCAAGAATACTTCAGAGGATTCAGAATAGAACTGCACACACGAACCATCGACCATTCAATACTGCAAGATGAGTTATGGAATTTTGAGGAAACACTTCTCAAAATCTTCGGCAATGTAGTATTCGAGAACATTCATCCGAACCTACACGATGTCAAGTATGTGGGAACACAACCAATAGCACATATCTACTGGCAACCTTTCAAGGATGAGAAGGAAGAGGAATGGTTCAGTAACTGCATAACTGTACTCTACGAACTAGACTATACAATATAGTGAGATGATACTTATGAAAATGGAATACATAGGGGCATCCCATAAGAACATCCTAGAGCTTATCGCCCTAGGAGTAACCAATGAACCCCTAATCAATGGAAAAGTATATGATATTCCATCTAACCAAACTGCTCTTATCGAAACCTTGATAAAGAGTGAGTTTTTCAAACCAGTAAACAAGAAACAACATAAGAAAAAAGATAAAGAGGAAGAATAAAAATGGTAAAATCATACTCAAAAACTTATCACAGATGGAATGTAGCCCTCAAACCCCTTGATGCAACCTACCCTGCTAGTATGGGTGGAAAAACTGCAAGAGGAACTGATTTCCAAGGTGAGCCTGATATGGACACAACCGATTGGGAAGGTCATACTGGAACAAAGACTATTAAGTTAGGATCTGACAGAACCTCTGTTACTAGTGAACCTGAATTCGAGCAAAAGTTAGTATTTGGTGAATGTGCCGAGGAATACTTCTTTATGTTGTTGGGTAATGTTGATAATGATGGAACATTATCCAATACTCCTGCACCAAAAACTCTTGTGCAACCTGCCGAGGGTGTAGTTGGTATCTACGAATGGAACTTCGCACAGAACCTTACCAATCCTACTCCTATTCCAAAATCCACCATTGTTAACACTTACAATGTAGCGATTAATGGAACTGCTATTAATGACAGTATCATTTATGATAACTGTACAATATCTGAACTGGAATTGAATATTGATGATGATGGAGTAACCATTCACCCTACTTGGAGAAGTGATGCACCAATTATCAACCAACCTAATCCAGTAACCAGTTTCGGTGAGCATATCAGTAAAATTGGTACTGGTAGTGTTGAATTCTATATGGCAGACTTTGGAACAAACTTGAATGAGAAGACTAATGAACAGTTAGCACTTTACAAATATGATTGTTTAGTTTCTGCATCCAACACTTTCAACACAAACCTTGATGATTTCACTTGTTTAGGAAGTGAATTTGGAGCAAATGCCTCTGATGAGGGCAACTTTGAGATGGATGGAGAAGCCGAGATTATATGGAATGAAAAGAGCCAACACCTCATTGACAAATGGTATACTGGTGAGGCTAATGGAACTCACATCACCCAAGAATCCCAGTACCAAGAGGTACTCATAAGACTGAATGGAAAAACCTTGAATGATGACTACACCGAAGTCTTCGAGATGTACTTCCCAAAAGTCGAGTTGATGAAAGCTTGGTCTGACCTATCAGGGGATGACACAAAAACCATCAATGTCGAATACAACCTTGCCTACAATGGTAGCATAAGCCCAGTAATGGTCAAATTCATTAGTAATACTGATGCTTTGACTTATGGAGTAGCAACACAACCATCCTAGGCGAATATAATCACTCATATTCAACCATTATAACCCCTATTCTATTTTTAAGGGGTTATTTTCCCTTACTATTTTTCCCAATTATAACCTACCCACCCTATATAAAAATATACTAATTTTGAACAAAAAAGTGGAGATGATAACTTATGAAATTCACAAAAACAACTGTCGAGATTTGTGGAAAGGATTTTAAATACGCTAGATGCACAAATAAACAATTGCTTGAACATCAGAAAGCAATCGAAAACAAGACCAAAAAATTCGAGGAACTGTCCGAGATAGCGAACAAGTATGCAAGAGATGTTGAGGCAATTGACAACGAGATAAAAGCCAATGCAATGTATATGGAAACAATTAATCGGAAACAAGATCCATCAGATAAGGAACTGGATAGTGTAGCCGAATTAAGCCTCAAACAAATCGAACTCTTCAAACAGAGAAGAGAAATTATTGAAAAATCCGAGGCATTGGACAAGGAACACGAGAAAGAAATAAAACAACTGAATGATTACATTAACGAGGAATATGGGGAATTAGCAGAATTACAATTCGAGGGAATGACAAAGGATTTCTATATGGAAAATAGCACAAGTTTTGATAATGAAATAATCAGACTTCTTGCTAGTATAAGACAAATGGCAGAGGCAGGAACAAGCAGTAAGGCTATTGAAAGATTCGTTCGCAAGAATGCCGAGGCTAATGCAAAGAATAGGCTTGATAATTCCTTTCCAAGAAGGTAAGGATGTTGAAGAGAAGGATGATGATGGTTTTCTCCATTACCCAAGCGATACACTTGAAGAGATACTATTGGACAAGTATTTCCTACTGGTTAAGCGAGTAGAGGGGATAGGATTATCCTTGAATGATTTTTGGGAAATGGACACAAAACAATTCAACCAACTCTACAACAACGAACTAGAAATAATCCAAGCAGAACAGAAGGAAATGGAAAAGCACGAACTAGCAAATAGGAGCAAATCAACTAAAGGGAAAATGGTAGCAACAAAAGGAGAAGACAATCCTGATATGAGTGATGCATACGAAAGCCTAATGAGGTGAACAGAGATTATGAAAGCAAAATTTTCAGTAGACATTGCAGAGCTTACATCAGCACTTGAAGAGTATTCACTAGGAGTTAAAGAAAGAGCAGAATCCAATATCAAACAAATAATGACCGAACCAGTTGTGGAAATAAGCGAACCATTAGCACCAAAATGGACAGGTCAATTTAGGGATGAAATGCTAGACTATGATTTACTCAATGAAGTCACATCAACTGGAACTGGATTTATGACCACTATCATAATAGACCCTGAACAAGATGAAGACATTAGTAAAATGCTTGATGCAGAGTACTATCGAAGAACTGGAGTTGAAGTAGATACCAAAGGACAATATGGTAAACACGCTTACTACAACAGTTTTACTGGAAAACACGATTTCTTTGCAACTAGTCTTCCAAAAGCAATGCCATTCATACAAAAGAATATGCAAACACATCTTATAAGGAGAGGATAAAGTATGGCAGTTGAAGTAGTTGGTGGAGTAGAAGCCAAGTTAATGCTTGACATTTCAGATTTTCAATCCAAGATAACCAAAGCCAAAGAAGAAGCCGAGAAACTGTCAAGTGGACTAGCAAACATCAAACCAACCAACAATGTAGGAAATAGTTTCAATGAACTCAAAGGATTATTAGAAGGATTGGATAAAACTGTCAAAGGTTTGGCTAGTTCATTTAAAGATATGGCAACACCACTCCCCAAAGTAAAAAGTGAAACAAGCAACATCATCGAAGAGTTTAACAAATTCAGTAGTGTAGTTTCACAGAATACTGCTAGACTGGGTGAAATGACTACTGTGATGGCTAATGCCAAACGAGAAGCCTCTTCAATGACACAAACTGCTAATGCAAAATCAAAGGCAGGATTATCATTAACTTCATTTGAGAGGGAAATTGTTGCATTGAATAACCTATCTAAAGGACTTCAAGAGTATGGTTCAGAAGTAAGTTCTATCGTTGTGAAAAATGAGAACTTATCAAGATCAACAGTAAACCTTGAAGAGGTCTATGCTAAATTAAGAGGCGAAACACAGTTAACCTCAAAGGAAATGAGAGAACTTTCCAATGTGATGGTTGAAAGTATCAGTATGCCCCTAGCAGGACTGGACAAGATGTGGAGCAACCTTCTCCGAAATGGACTTGGCACAGAATATGGAATGGAAATCGACAAGATAATAGCCAAGAACAAGGAACTTGCAATGTCAACCGAAGCGATCCCACGATTAAGAATGCCTACTAGTGAGAGTTTTGTGAAACAGATTCAACAGTATGCAACCTCTTTAAAAGAGGGTGGGATAACTGCACAAGAATTCGCAGGTAAACTTAAGGAGTTAGGCATAACTTCAAAAGAATTGGCAAGTATCTCAAGAGAAGTTGGTGGAGCATACATTGAGTCCTTTAAAAGAGGAGAAATGGGTGTTAGTGAGTTATTAATGAAGTTTAAAGAATTGACATTCACAGAATCAGAGCTTTATACTTATAATCAAAGACTGGCTATTTCATTTGTACAAGCATTCAGAGATGGAGCAATTTCACTAGAAGAGTTAGTGAATAGTTTTAAACAATTAGATATGAGTGAAAAACAGACAGAGGAACTCACTAAAATACTTGAAAAAACACTCACAATGGCTTTTAAGAATGGGAAATTAGAAGCCGAGAATTATATCAGAGCCTTGCAAGAAGTTGGTATGGCTACCGAGAAAGTGGCTCTTAAGAATAAAGAATTAGGATCTACTGGTTCTTTATTTGGGGCAGGTAGTATGTCTAACAGTAAGAACAAAGGTACTGGAGCAGGATTTGGGGGAGTAATAAGCAGAACTGGAAACTTCATAAAAATGACTGCTATGCTTGAAGCCTTTATGGGAGTGTGGGAATCTACAGAATCCTATATGGAATCAAGTAGTGCTATCAGAGGATTCTATGACTTACTCTCAAAGAGAAATGATGCTACAAGATGGAATAGTAAGAACCTAGCAGAGTACAATAAGAGATTATCTGAATTACAGAACACCTACACAAAGTTGAATGTCCGAGAAACTGGTGCAGAGGTAATGAAGATTGGGCAGATGTATGGTTTAACTGCCAAGGAAATGTACTCCAACACCAAGGACTTGAAAAAGGGTCAGAAGGACTTTGTTGAAACTGCACTTATCTTCACAGATGCTATGGCGAATGAGGGTAGAAGTGCAAGAGATTCTAGTTTAGCCCTCAAGGATTTAATCGACCAAGGTGCAGGATGGTCTAGAAGAACACAAGAAGTAGGTATCACCGAAGATGTTCTCAAAGCCCAAAAGGATGAGAATGGAAAAGCCTACTGGAGTGGTGACAAACAAGATAAAAAAGGACTTATCGAGGCACTTGGTAGTGCAGAAACACAACTTCACCTTGATGAGAGAGCAAAGCAAATCAACACTATCGAAGATGGTGTACAAGCACTCTACAATAGTTTAGGTGCTTTATTAGGTGGTATGCTAGATATTGCAAGTCCTGGTCTTATACAAGCGTTTGACCATCTTTCCAAGATTTTCTTTGAGATGAACACTTTCTTTGTTGGTTTGTCTGCAAAATTTGACAGTTTGAAGTTTGATAATCCTCAATTATATACTGTGCTAACTTGGGCAGAAGAGTTTGGATTGTATGGAGTAATAGCAATAGGTGTTATCCATAGATTTGGAGGAGCATTAGGTGGACTTGGAACAAAACTTGGTGGACTCTTCAAGAAAGTGCCAAGTGGCGGAATCCTTGGTGGGATCTTGAATGGTACTAAAGGCGAGTCTACTGGTGGTACTGGTGGTACTGGTGGTGTTCTTGGTGGTAGAATGGAAGGTGGTTTTAAGAATGCCCTTAAGACTACTTATAAGAATATTATTAACAACATACTTGTAGAGGCAGAAGTTTTTGTTTCCCTTGTCGCAGGTATTACTATGGCACTTGCAACTTTATGGATTGCTAGTGAGGAACTGGCTATTGTTGGTCAACGATATGAGCAGATCAGGACTAATGTTAACAAGGGTATGACTGCTCTTCGAGATTACGAGAAACTGATTGAAGATATTTATCCAATGTTGATTGGTTTTATGGCAACTGCAGGTATTCTTGGAGCAGTTACAATGTCTACTGATGGTGTTGGTCTTGTAGCGATTGGTGTAGGATTACTGGCTTTAGTTGGTTTTATTACTGGTACTGTGGCTTCTTTACAAATTGTTGGTGATAGGTTGGCAGAACTTGGTGACCATATTAGTGGTCAGAAAGCCAACTTTGACAAGGGATGCAAGGCACTTAAGGAGATTAGTGAGATGATGGGTGTTCTTGCTACTGCAGTTGGCGAGATGGCAAAAGCCGATTGGAACGCCTTATCAGATAATATTGCAAATGCATTGGCTAAACTGACTGGTGGAGATGCATTGCAGGATGTATTGAAACTAGCAGACAAATTCAATGGAAATGACAATAAGAGTTTCATCAGCCAATTCAATACCAAGACACAGAATATTGGAAAATTGAACACCGAGTCTGCGAAGAAATTCTCTGAAGTAGTTAAGAGTATTGGAGAGATATTCAAGGGAATAAATGAATTGAATAAAGCTCTCAAGGAAGAGCCACAGAACCCATCACAATTACTGGAACAGAGAGGTAGTCATCTTGGTGAAATCATAAGTGGAATCAATAAGTTTAACTGGAGATTCCAACAACAAATCGGTAAATTGACTACATCAATTGATATTAACAAGGCTAATAATCTGATACATAGTGCTAATGCGATTAAGAACATCAATACTGCTATTCGCAACCTTGTCAAGGATATGAAAGCAGATGAGAACATTGTAAATACTGCTAATTTCAAGGTAAGTATCACTAACCTTGGTACTCAAGTGGGTATTGTTAGTGGATTCCTAGCAAGAATGGGCAAATATAATAGTGATGCTTTCAGTTACAATAATTTCCAATCTATTGTGACTAGTATTAACAATATTAAAAATATTAGTGACAGTATGCAGAATTTGATGGGTAGTTTCGCATCTGATAGTGTTTTCGGTAGTATTAAGAGAGTACTGGTTGGTGGAACTACTGATTTGAAAGGTAGTATGGATAAACTTGCTCAACAAGTGAGTCAAGTTAAAACCTTTGTAGTGCAAGTCAATGCTTATGGAATAGGTAATTTAAGTGTCAACCTAGCACCTATCAATACTGCAATCAACCAAGTCAGAGCAATCAGTAACAGTATGAATAACTTGACTAATACATTGACTACTAGTTTTGATTATAATACTTTGGCTTATAACTTGTGGACTATGGGTAATGCTATAGTGCAGGTTAAGAAGTTTATGGATAGGGTTAATGCATCAGGAGTTGGAAATACTGCAAAGGGTAATGCAGTAGCAGGAATAAATGGATTGGTTACTCAATTGAAGAAGACACTTGATGAGTTTGCTAGTGAGG